ACTGCATAAAAGAACAAAAGTCTCCTCTAGGGGAGACGAGTTGACTGATTTTGTTTTTGAAGAGGCTTACTCTTTAGCAAAACTTAGAGAGCGTTTTTTTGGTTTTCCTTGGCACATAGATCACATCATTCCTTTAAATGGAAAGTTGGTGTCTGGTCTACATGTTTGGAACAATTTACAAGTTATCCCAGCAGTGGTAAATCTGTCAAAAGGGAACAAGGAGATGATAAATCGCCCTATATGAAAGATGGAAAACGGGACTACAAACGGGAATACCAAAAATACCACAGTAGTCCTGAACAAATTAAAAACCGCTCTGAACGTACTACTCTCCGAAGGGAAGCCAATTCCAAAGGAATTACTAGCAAAGGAGACGGAAAAGATTTGGATCACAAGAAACCCCTTTCTAAGGGTGGCTCTAACTCTCTGTCTAATGCACGAGTAACTTCCAAATCTGAAAACAGGTCGTTCAGTAGAAATAAAGACGGCTCCCTTAAGAGTCAAACCAGTAGACGGGAACGGAAGAAATAATGCAACTTACAGCGGATGTCGTATCAGGATTTGTAGGTGGGGTACTTTCTAGTCGCTTTGATGGTCAGAGTGCTACCCCTCAGTTTCACAAAGAATGCTGGGACCTCTGCTGTTCAAACGAAAAGTTTGTTGCCATAGCCGCTCCGCGTGGTCACGCCAAATCGACAGCAGTTACCCTTGGGTACGGTTTGGCTACTTTGCTGTTTCGACAGCGAAAGTTTATGCTGCTAGTGTCTGACACAGAGAGTCAGGCCTCTCTGTTCTTAGGAACCTTTAAACAAGAATTGCAGGACAACCAAGAGCTCGTAGAACTCTTTGGTATTAAACGTAATGCAGAAGGCTTGGTTAAATTTATCAAGGATTCAGAGACAGACATCATTGTTGAGTGTGAGGACGGTCATCGTTTCCGAATCATTGCCAAGGGAGCGGAACAGAAGCTTCGTGGATTAATTTGGAACGGGTCTCGTCCTGACATCATTATGTGTGACGATATGGAAAACGACGAGCTTGTTATGAACAAAGAACGTCGTGATAAGATGCGAAGGTGGTTTAAAGGTGCTCTGCTGCCTTGTAGAAGCGACGATGGCATTATCCGTATGGTGGGTACCATTCTCCACAATGACAGCCTCCTAGAGCGTTTAATGCCTAACGACAGTGCTAAGACAACCACTCGTGTGGGTCTTAAAACTTTCTCCACTGCACGGAGTATGTGGAAGTCTGTTAAATATCGAGCACATAACGAAGATTTTTCCGAACTCCTTTGGCCTCAGAAAAAGAGTGTTGAGGAGTTCAAACTATTATACGAAGAAGCTGTAAAAGACGGAACCACTGACATTTATAGTCAGGAATACTTAAACACCCCCATTGATGAAAGCGTTGCTTATTTCAAGAAGGGTGATTTTTTACGTATATCTGAAGAAGAAAGTAAATACCCTCTTCGGTACTACTTAACTGCCGACTTAGCTATCTCTGAGTCCGATAAAGCAGATTTTTCTGTATTCGTCATAGCAGGTGTTGATGAAAATCGTATAATTCATGTGAAAAACGTAATTCGTGAACGTCTTGACGGAAGAGAAATTGTTGATTTGATCCTATCTTTACAGCGTGTCTATGAATTTGAGGCTGTTGGTGTGGAAGAAATGCAGGTTTCTAAAGCCATTCGTCCCTTCTTGTATGAAGAAATGGTGAAAACCAATACTTATCCCTCTCTCCGTGAGCTTAAGCATGGAGGTAAAGATAAAATCATGCGGTCTCGATCAATTCAAGCCCGAATGCGCGCACAATCTGTAAGATTTGCAAAGGATGCCGACTGGTATCCTATGTTTGAAAATGAATGTTTAACCTTTCCTCGTGGGAAGCATGATGACCAAGTAGATGCTTTTGCTTATTTGGGACTAATGCTTGATAAACTCATTGAGGCACCAACTCAGGAAGAAATGGATGATGATGCCGAACGAGATGAGTATGAATCTGCCACAGCCCTCGTTGGGAGAAACACCACAACTGGCTATTGAAGAAGCTCAACAAAACGTTTTTCGTACCCTAATTGAGTCTGTTAACGTCGCAGAGAACCTTTCGGAAGAAAAGCTTAATGAGATTGCAGATGAGTGTTACCATGGGTACATCACCGATCTGGATTCTTCTCAAGAATGGCGAGATTGTGCAGAAAAGTGGGTAGAACTCAGTAAGCAAATTCAAAAGGAACGTTCTTTTCCTTGGCAAAACTCTTCTAACGTCAAATACCCCTTGATGACAACAGCAGCTATGCAGTTTGCTGCTCGTGCCTACCCTTCTCTTGTTCCCTCTAATGGTCAAATTGTTAAAACCCGTACATTGGGTAAAGACATGACAGGAGAGAAACTAGAAAAAGCCACACGGGTATCTACTTTCATGTCTTATCAACTCATGCACGACATGGATTGCTGGGAAGAGGATATGGACAAGCTCCTAATTCAGCTTCCTGTTGTGGGTGTAATGTTTAAGAAAACTTATTGGGATTCTGTCAAGAAAAAAACCTGTTAGTAAACTAGTTGATCCAAAAAGCCTCATTATCAACTACTGGGCCAAATCGCTTTCTGATGCTGAACGTATTTCAGAAGAAATTGAGATGAGTCCCCGTAAGCTTAAGGAGCGGCAACTTAGTAAAATTTTCCTTGATGTTGAGTTGGGTAGTGCCCCTGTACCAGAAAAATCGAATACAGGTATGTATGATGAGACCACTCCGTATCTTATCATTGAGCAGCACACCTATCTTGATTTAGATGATGACGGTTATCGTGAACCTTATGTGGTGACATTCCACAAAGAGTCTAAGAAGGTCCTCCGTATTGCTGCTCGTTATGACGAGTCTGGTATTTTCTTGGATGAAGAGGGTAATCTACAAAAGATTGAACCCATTGAATATTACACAAAATTTGGCTTTGTTCCAAATCCTGACGGGAGCTTTTATGACATTGGGTTTGGGACTCTTCTTGGACCGCTAAATGAATCGGTTAACACCCTCATTAATCAGCTCATTGATGCTGGTACTTTAAACAACCTGCAGAGTGGTTTCCTTGGGAAAGGCTTACGCCTACGTATGGGCGACCATGGGTTTAAACCAGGGGAGTGGAAAGCTGTTAATGCTGTTGGTGACGACCTCAAGAAACAAATTGTACCTCTTCCGACAAAAGAGCCTTCTAATGTGTTGTTCCAGCTCATGGGGAGTTTAATTACCTCCGGGAAAGAGCTCGCTTCGGTAGCGGAAATCTTTACTGGTAAAATGCCTGGACAAAACACTCCGGCCACTACGACGATGGCAACCATCGAACAGGGTATGAAAGTGTTTACGGCTGTGTACAAGCGATTGTTCAGGAGTTTGTCAGAAGAGTTTAAGAAGCTTTATGAAATTAACGGAGCCTACCTCAATCCGCAGACCTACTCTGCCATTGTAGATGTTCAAGTTGATCCATCTGATTTCATGTCTCCAGAAGACATTGCCCCAGGGGCTGATCCCACCGCTGTGTCTCAAACAGAAAAATTGATGAAAGCTCAGGGGCTCATGGAACTTCTTCCTACAGGTATGTTGAATCCTGTAGAAGTGATTAAACGCGTCTTGGAAGCACAAGAACAGCCTAATTGGGAACAACTCCTGCCTCCGCAGATGCTCGAATCTGGGATGCCTCCTGAGCCCCCACCTGACCCCAAACTTCAAGAGATGGAAATGAAGGGTCAACTGGAACAACAGAAGATGCAAATGCAAATGCAGTTGGCTCAACATAAAGGAGAACTTGAAGCGAGAGACAAGCAAGTACAGCTTGCTATGAAAGCTCAAGAACATCAAATGGACATGGCACACAAAGAACAACAAATGCAGCTTTCTGCTGCAGAAGCTGTTCACAAGCAACGTATTTTTAGTGCACAAGCACAAGCCGATCTTAACCAGAAAGTGGTACAAGGTCAACAGTCGCTTCAGCAAAAGCAAGCTGAACATCAGCAAAAGCTGAAGCAAGCCAAGCAACAACCCAAAGGGGGAACTTCTAAGAAATGAGTAATGCAGCAGAATTTGCAGATTGGAAACGACATCCAATCACTGAAAAGGTTTTCAATGAACTCAAAGCACGAGAAGGTGCGATGACGCTTCAATTGTCTATGTCAGCTGGCGAGCACCCTCCTACGGATCGCTACCTTGTTGGCTACATTGCAGCCCTCCGTGATGTCTTTTTGATGGAATGGGAGGACTCTAAAGATGATTAAACCACTTATCCATCGAATCTTGGTTAAAGCCGAGAAGTTTGAAGAGTTCAGTGAGGATGTTAAACGAGCAAGGTCCATTGGTCTGGAAATTCCAGAACTAGAGGATCATAAGCGACAGCAGGCTAGTGTGGACCGTGGTGCGATTGTTGCCATTGGCGCCACTGCCTATCGAGATTTTGGTGTGGAATGTCCTGTCAAAGTTGGTGATGTTGTTAATTATGCTCGTTTTGCCGGTAAAATCATTGTCGATCCAGAAACTGGAGAAGAGTTTGTGGCCCTCAATGATGAAGATTTAATCTGTATTGTGAAGGATTCTCATGAGTGAAAATACCCCCCAAGAGGGAACACAGGAAACTACCCCTGAATACACCCCTATCCAAGAACAAGCTATGTCTCAAGGTTGGGTACCTAAAGATGATTATAGAGGTGATCCAGAAAAATGGGTAGATGCTGCTGAGTTTCTGCGTCGTGGTGAACTGTTTGCTAAAATTGAACACCAGAACAAAGAGCTTAAAGATGTTAAACGTGCTCTTCAAGAGATTACGAAACATCATCGTCAGGTTAGTGAAATCGAATACAAGCGTGCTCTAGACACTCTTCGAGCACAAAAGAAAACAGCCCTAGAAGAGGGTGATGCTGATGCAGTGATTGCTGCCGAAGAAGCCATTGATGCTGTTAAAGAGCACCAACGTGCTGCACAGTTTGAGCCCCAAGTGGAGCAATCTGGTGATTCCCATCCTGAGTTTGTTGAATGGAAAAACAAGAATTCATGGTATGAAAATGATCCTGATTTGAATGCATGGGCTAATGGCTTGGCCCCGCGTTATGTCTCCCAAGGACTGTCTCCTTCTCAAGTGTTGCAAAAACTTGCTGAAGAAGTCAAAGTCAAGTTTCCCAATAAGTTCCAGAACCCTCGTCAAAGCCGCCCTTCGGCAGTAGAAGGCGGGGGTCCTCGTGGAGCCAGTAGCTCTTCCTTCCAGCTTACACCGGAAGAGCGTCGTGTTATGCAGACGTTTGTTAGAAACAATGTTCTAACTGAAGAGCAATATATTGCTGATTTGAAGAAAATCAAGGGGATTTAAATGAGCCAAGAAAAAGAAACAATTTCAAAAGCGCCGAGTGGCCGAGTTTCGCGTACTCCTGTGAGTCAGCGGAACATTCTCACGGTTAAGGGTAAAGAACCCGGGTATGTCTATCGTATTGTGAATGATAAAGACGACCGTGTTGAGCAATTTAAGGAAGCTGGTTATGAGCTAGTTTCTGAAGATTCTGTAAAGGTGGGTGATAAGCGTGTTAACGCTGCATCGTCTCTCAGTTCCCATAAACAACTTTCAGTTGGTCAAGGGACAAAAGCTGTTGTCATGCGTATTCGTCAAGAATGGTATGATGAAGATCAAGCTTCTAAACTGGGTCATGTTGCTGCCGTTGAGAACGCCACTCGGAAAAAAGCTCTTGATGGTACATATGGTGAATTGAAAATCTCTAGGGATTAACAACTATGTGCCATTGGGTTATTTTATAATGGAGAAATCTAATGGCAAGTGTGTCTCGTATTAACGGTCTTCGTCCCGTTAAATATATGAACGGTCAGCCTTACTTCGGTCAGGCTAACGTTTATTTTGTTCCTTCTTCTAACTCTGATGTCATCATGGTGGGTGACGTTGTGAAACTGGCTGGTGACGGTCGAAGCCCCACTGGTGTTCCCACGGTGGCTCGTCATGCTGGTGGTGCAACGGAAGCCGCTGTCGGCGTCGTGGTTGGTATTATCTACTCTGGCATGGGTGATTCGCAGAACGTTCCTCCGGTGACCGACATTAACACTCCGGTGTATCGTCGTGCCTCTACCGACCGTTATCTGCTTGTTGCTGATGACCCGAGTCTGGTGTTTGAAGGCCAAACGTCTGGGGCTGCTCTGGCAACGACTGACATTGGTCTTAACTGTGAGCCCGATGTGGCCGCAGGTAGCACCACGTCTGGTGCCTCTGGTATGACCATCGACCTGTCCACCAAGGCTGTTACGGCTACTCTTCCTCTCAAGGTTGTGGGCTTTCCGTACCGCCCGGACAACAACATTGGTGATACCTACACTAACGCTTATGTGGTGATTAACAATCATCAATATAAGGGTGGTACTGGTACTGCTGGCGTCTAATAGTTAGGAAGGAATAACATGTCTGGTGTGATTAATACTGGCTCTTTTGCAAAAGCCCTCTGGCCTGGCGTTAACGCTTGGTACGGTAAAGCATACAACGAGTATCCCGTTGAATATACGCAACTGTTTGAAACCCACAGCTCTTCGCGTGCTTGGGAAGAGGACGTGGGTACTTCCGGCTTTGGTCTGGCTGTTCAAAAGGGCGAAGGCGCTCCTATCTCTTATGACAGCGAACGTCAAGGCTTCATTTCGCGCTACCAACACACGGTGTTTGCACTGGGTTTTGTGATTACCCGCGAAATGATGGAAGACGACCAATATGATGTCGTTGGTAAACGTAAGTCGGAAGGTCTTGCCTTCTCGATGCGTCAAACCAAAGAAATCATTGGTGCCAACGTCTACAACCGTGCGTTCTCTGGTTCTTATCTGGGTGGTGATGGTGTTGCACTTATTTCGGCTTCGCACCCGAACATCAAGGGTGGTACGTGGTCTAACCAAATTGGCACGGCTGCTGACCTGTCGGAAGCTGCTCTGGAACAGGCCTGCATTGATATTGCTGGTTTCACCAACGACGCTGGTCTGCTGATTGCTGTACGTCCCGAGACGCTCATCATCCCGCGCCAACTGATGTTTGAAGCCAAGCGTATCCTGCAAACGGAAGGCCGTGTTGGTACTGACCTGAATGACCTCAACGCTCTCAAGACGCTGGGGGTGATTCCTAAGGTTGTGACCAACCACTACCTCACCGATACGGATGCTTGGTTTATTCGTACCAATGTGAAGCATGGTATGAAGTACTTCGAGCGTCGTGGTGATAGCTTCGAGATGGATAACGATTTCGACACCGAGAACGCTAAGTTCAAGGCCACGGCTCGTTACTCTTTCGGCTGGACCGACCCGCGTGGTATCTACGCTTCGGCTGGCGCTTAATGCTAGGGGGTAATTGATGGCTGCAACTTCTTTTGTTTCGCTGAGTTACCCCAAAGTTCGTGAGAGCCTTGAAAAAGTAGTAAAAATTGTGCGTACCGATACTACGGCTTTTGTGGGAGCTTGGCTCCCTAAAGATGCTGTAATTACTGGTATGTATATTGTTGGTCAAGTTGCCAGTAATGCTGGTACGGCTGCGACTATTGATGTGGGAACTACTGCAACCGCTAACGAACTTTTGGCTTCCTATGATGTTAAAACTGCTGCTACTGGGGAGGGTTATAACCCTGCCGGTGCTGCGGCAGTTGGAACAGCCTTCATGGAAAAGCTCACTTCTGATAAACCTGTCTACGCAAAATACACTGAATCTGGTACTGCCAGTACAGCAGGTGGCCCATGGTTTGTGAAAATTGAGTATTCTGTTGTTGGACCTGGTGAAACCATTCAACTTTAACTCGTAACCCTAGAGGGGAGTGTCTTATTTTTAAGGTACTCCCCTTTTCTTTTTGGAGAAACCATGTCTGGAATTTTTCATACGGCTGACGCCACCCGCCCTGCTAGTAATGCTGTAGAACTCACTGCAAGCGACGCCACAGTCTTTCCCACTACTCGGGCACTATATATTGGCACGGGAGGCTCGTTAGCAGTTGCTATGGCTTTAGATGGAAGTCAAATCACCTTTACTAACGTTGCTAACGGTACCGTTCTCCCTGTTCAAGTGATGCAAGTACGTGCTACAGGCACCACTGCTTCTGGTATTATTGCTTTGTACTGAGAACTATTATGGGAATGTCTTTAGGTTTTGGTGTAGGTATTGGTCATCTGCGTAGGAGTGTTCCAGAAGCGACTGGTTCTCTTTTAATTGACAGTAATCCAATTCTTATAGATTCTTTTGCTATTGTCTTTTCTTGAGGTTAACAAATGACTGTAACCGTAAACGGAAGTCCCCCCTCTGGCGGACAAATTGCCGAATTTCAATCGGTATTTCAGGTTGCTCCGTCAAGTCACGTTGCATCTGGCGGGGCGGCACACGCCAACGCAGTGGCCGGTGGTGTCGCTGGGTTCATGACTGGCGCGGACAAAACCAAGCTTGACGGGGTGGCATCAGGCGCAACCGCAAACAGCACCGACGCTACGCTGCTAGCTCGGGCGAACCATACCGGGGTGCAGGCCGCATCGACCATCAGCGATTTCTCCGAGGCTGTTGATGATCGTGTTGCGGCCTTGCTGGTCGCAGGCTCTAACGTCACTCTGACCTACAACGATGCAGCCGGGACATTGACTGTTGCATCATCTGGTGGTGGTGGGGGTGGTCTTTCTGATGGTGACTACGGCGATATCACTGTTTCAGGTTCTGGGACTGTTCTGACTATTGATAACTCTGTGGTCACAAATGCAAAAATAGCCACAGGGATTGATGCAGCAAAGATCGCGGACGGTTCTGTTTCAAATACCGAATTCCAGTATCTCAATGGTGTTACTTCTGCCATCCAGACACAGCTTGATGCTAAATTGGATGATGCCTTAGCTACCGCAATTACTGCTACTAAAGCCAGTCCAGTGGATGCTGATGAACTCATCATCCTTGACAGCGCTAACGCAGGAGAACCAAAGAAAACCACCCGAGCACAGTTTTTGTCCGGCGTGGGTGGAGCCACCAATCTAAGCTACACCGCAGCCACGCGCGTTATTGCGAGCGACACCGGAACCGATGCAACGCTTCCCCTAGTGTCTTCTGGTGACGCCGGTCTTGCTCCTGCGTCAGGCGGAGGTACGACGAACTTTCTCCGCGCAGACGGGACCTGGACCGCTCCTGCTGGTGGTGGGGCTACAAACCTTTCCTACACGGCTGCAACCCGAGTCATCGCAAGCGATACAGGGACTGACGCCACCTTGCCACTGGTCACGACCAGCGATGCCGGATTGGCCCCAGCGTCTGGAGGGGGGACAACCAATTTCCTGCGGGCCGATGGCACTTGGGCTGCCCCACCTGGCGGAGGCTCTGCACTAGGTTTGTGGGATTATTGGTATTTCTGGCGCATTGCGAACACATCGCTTCCGAGCGGCGATATGTTCCAAGCTGCGGCCATCGCCAGCGGAACTAACACCACAGTACCGTCAAACACCTACGCCGTTGGGTACAACAGCTACGGCACGTTCCTGCGGTCCAGCACAACCTCCAACGGTGGGTATCGGTACTATTCGATCAACGGAAACGACTACTTTGGTCAAGGCTCACGCAAGTTCCGAGCTCAGTACATGCCAACCACCGCCTTTACCGGGCGACTTGTTCGGTGTGGGTGGGCGAACACGATCAACGAAGCCGACGCGGCGGACGGGGCTTATTTCGAGATTTCCGGTTCTACGGTTTCTGCTAAAACAGCAGAGAACAGTGTTCGCACCACGCACGGCACGACCTATACGTTGACCATCAACACCCCGTATACGTTCGACATTGATGTGAACGCAGCGGGTACAGAAGCCCGTTTCCGTGTCTATCAAGATACGAGCACCACGGCTGTGATGGACGTGACCATCACGACCAACCTGCTGACCTCTGGTGCGCGGCGAACTGGTGCAACTTTCGTTGCAACTGAGTCTAGCACCACCGCGTCAGACATTGGTGTTTTGTATGGTCTTGGTTTTGGTACAATTGAAGCTTTTACAAGGGCAATGGGATGAGTTTTTTTCGTCTAGGAACCAGCTCAACTGGTCTAATTTTTTCTTCTTCTGGTGTTCAGAAACTGACATTTCCTTCTCCAGAATATGGAGCTCTTTCAGACGGTCGGTTGTGGCTTAACCTAGATTACCAAAAGGACTGGGGCCGTAACCATCTATGGATTGACGAGATGCGCACCGCTAGGGCGTGGCGTGCTCGTACAGCATCTGACTATGATAATGTCACATTACGTACAGAGATGATGGCTTCTGCTGATTCAGATGGTTATCCCACAGTGCTCCCTTCTGGTGTACTTGGTGCGTGTAGTTTCATTTTGATGGAACAGGGTACAGAAGCTGCCCCAGCTATTGGGGGTAGATATCGTCTTGATTGGGAGGGGAGTGGAACAATAAGCTTAGTGGGTGCTGCCACAAATCAAACCTCTGGAGCTAACTACATAGAGTTTGACTACTCTCCCACAGCAACCAATTCTGTTGATGTTCAGATTACGTCTATAACTCCAGGTAACCATATTAAAAATATTCGGTGTTACCTCTTGAGTAATGCTTCGTTGCTTGCTGCTGGTAAAAAAGTTCATCCAGCTTTTCTGGCAGCTTGGGGTACTGTGGGGTTGTTGCGTTTTATGCAACCTATGGGGACAAACGAAGCCACAGAAGTCAACTGGAGTGACGAGCCCGGTCCTACTAGCATCGGCAAAGGCCCATCAATTTCGGAAATGATTGATGTGTGTAATGAGCTTGGTGTTCATTGTTGGCTCAACATTCCACACCTTGCCAACGAAGGTTATGTAACAGCAATGGCGACATTGGTGCGTGACCGACTGAATCCGGCACTTAAGTGCTACATTGAATATACCAACGAATGGTGGAACTTCGCTGCGGGCTATGTGGGAGCCCCTTATTTCGCATCGCTGGCATCTGGACAGCCTTATGCCTTCAACGAAGTGGCCGGGGCCTACTCGGCACGGGCGATGGGCTGGTGGTCTGCTGTATTCTCTGGACAGATGAGTCGTACTGTGCGTGTGGCAGGCATCCAGACGAACTACGTTGGATTGGAGACCAACTACCTACTGGCACCAAATTACATTGCAGCACATGGGGGGCCTGTCCCCCACACGATGCATGATGCCATCGCTGGCACGGGCTACTACTTCGTGCCAGGTGGAAATGCCACGTGGGAGTCGGCCATCACCACCGCCAGCACGGACTATGCAGCCGGGCTGGCACAACTCAAGGCTGCCATTTTCACCAACATTGATACACACCGAGACACTTACTACCCGCACTTTCGTAATGTGGCAAATACCTACGGCAAGCAGTTCCTGATGTACGAGGGAGGTACTCACGTTTTTGTGCCGGGCGGTCTGTCGAACACCGCGCTGGCGCAGCAGTTGTGCACCGACATCAACACAGGTCCAGATGCATATGACTTATTTGCTCGTATGTTTGAAGAGTGGGATGCTGTCGGAGACGGCCCTTTCCATCAGTATGCAGCAACGCAGAAATACAGTGCGAATGGTAGCTATGGTGCACAGCATTACATCAATGATTTCTCTCAGTCTCGTTATACGGCTTTGCAGGAATATAATGATGGGCTGTTGCCAGCAACTGGAACACCTGTTGGTGGGCAAACCTTCGACATGTTCTACGGCTTAAATAGCTTGCACAACCACGCAGCTGGGACAGGGAACCTAAATACTCGTGTAGCAAACTGGCTGGCACGTTTATCGGCACAAGCCCCAACACCTAACACGATTACCTTTGGTCAGAATTTCGGATTTGCGGACATCTGGCCGATTCCTCCTGTTTATGGTGGGGCTATTCATGAGGAAATTACTTCTCCCCATGTCAATTATTCTGCTGATTGGATCAATGCAAATCAAATAGAAGTAGTCGGGATGGTTCCTGACAATTTCTTTGGTCTACTCGTTGATCCCGCTGCCGTGAACGGCTCTGGCTGGGTTTATGAAACGGAAGTGTTACAATGGATTGATGCATGGGAAGCGAATGCCGTGAACGCGAACAGGCGCTATGTCTGGTACATTGGCACTCCGCAGCTCAAGCAGCCTGGCATTACTTATGTGTCGTCGGAAAATCCAAGCCTCTATCACACGGAAGCCGGTTACACGCAGTGGTATTCGGACATGGCCACCTACCAAGCATGGAATGATTTACTTGTTTCACGTATTCAGACAGCTAGACCTTCTCTAGATATCCGCAAACATAGTGTTAGCAAGGCAGTGCTCAGTTTGCATCAGAACAACGCAGCGGTTCACGCTATCCCTGTTGGTGATTTGTTTTATGATCGAGCTCCGCACGGAACGACCAACTGGTATTTCCTTTTGGCTTTAGTGGAGTACATGTACTTGTTTGGTGAAAAACCGCCCACTACGTTCACGTTTGATCCAGCTTGGAATATTCATTCAAACATTCAAAGCAATTACACGACTATTGTTAATTATCTTTGGAGTGTCCTTTAAAGGAATGACATGACTAAATTTGTTTCAGGGCAATGGAATGCTATATGTGATCGTTGCGGTTTTAAGTTTAAAAGCGGTGATCTAAAAAAAGACTGGCAAGGATTGATGGTTTGTGAAGACGATTTTGAAACACGACATCCCCAAAGCCTTATTAAAATCACCACCGAAAAAGCTTTCCCAGAATGGTCTCGCCCTCGTCCTGTAGATGTGTTTGTCCACGCTTGTTATGCGTGGACTCAAGGAGCCTATGCTGATTTAGGAACAGCCGATTGTCTTCAAGCAGATAACACGGCTCTCTCCTATTCTTTTCTAATTTCGTTAAGGGACAATAATGGCTGATACCACTTTTTCTGCTGGCACTGTTGTGGCTTCGACTTGGCTGCAAGAAGCTAATGACCATACATATGATAAGGGTGTGGGGACGAAACATGCTTCGTCTAAAATCTCTGTAACTCCGGCAGCTACAATTACTTCTACAAATGTACAGGCAGCTCTTGAAGAGTTATCTGGGGAAATTACAACTGCTGTATCAAACTTAGAAACTGAACTTGAGATTGTCGCCGCCGCGTCTTTTCGTAACCGCCTGGTCAATGGCAACTTCAGCATCAACCAGCTGGTCAAGTCCGGAACGGTGACACTGGCCGCAGGCGAATACGGACACGACTGCTGGAAGGGCGGCGCATCCGGGTGCACCTACACGTTCGCTTCAAGCGGTGGCATCACCACGCTGACGATTACGGCTGGGTCGCTGGTCAACGTGGTCGAGGGAGTGTTTCTGCAGACGGGAACGCACACGCTGTCATGGACCGGGACGGCTCAAGGAAAGATTGGGGCAGGCTCCTATTCGGCGTCTGGTGTCACTGGTGCCGCAACGGCAGGAACGAATCTGAGCATCGAATTCAACACCGGAACGTTGTCTCTTGTGCAGTTTGAGCCGGGGAGCATCGCAACACCCTTTGAGCACCGTGATGACCAGTTGCAGAGGTGCCAGAGATATTGCTGGAAGACCTATGCGCAAGGAACTGCGCCGGGTACTGCGACACAGGATGGAGCGAGGGGCTGCCCAAATACCGTAACTGGTAGTGCATATGGAGCCGTGATGCCACTTGCTTATCCGGTTGAAATGTCGGCGTCACCCACGGTGACTTTTTATAACCCCATCACAGGAGCCTCTGGGACGTGGAGGGCAGCATCGGCGAATTACACGATGGGATTCGCAGGCATTGTGCCAGGGACCAATGGCGCCTTGATTGGAAACTCTGTGGTGATTCCTACGACGGGACTGACCTTCTTTGGGCATGTACTTGTGGAGGCGCGTCTATGAGACGAATTTTAATTTCTCTGGCTCTGTCGCTGGCCTCGTTTGCGGCCTCTGCCTGTCCTTCACTGACGGACCTGATGGATGCCCACTATGGACAGTCAAGCTGGGTTTATAGAACGTCCCCCGGCACAGGAACCGACATTGCCCCGGCGATATATGCAGGTTTGCAGGCAGCAGGGGAGGTGTGCATTGGACGCGGACACTGGACATTGAAAACACCCCTTGACCCACAGCTCCTTGCCGGAGCTAGTATCCGTGGTGTTTCGTCGCAGGCTACCTTGATCTACTTTGACCCGCCGTCTGGAAGTGGGACGGCGTTCTGGTTCTCCGGAGCAGACAATCGCACGGGAGGGGGGTTGCACAGCTTGGCCATCGTGCTTGAGGAAGGGCTAGGCCTTTCCGGCGCCATTGCAATCAAGCTGGTTGGCGATGCAACTTATCAGCCCGACCAGATGATGTTCTCGGACTTGTACATCACCGCTCGTGGTTCGTCATACTGGTACGCGGGCTTGCTGGCGGACGGGCGCGGAAGAACCCATCCACAGGGTATCCGGGCGGTCAGTTTTTCAAATGTGCAAATTTTCAGGGCTCACGCGCTCGGTGCATGGCTAGGTAACGTCGTGCAGTGGACGATGAGTAACGTCGGTGTTTATGTCGGCCTAGGCACTGGAAACAATTTCTACGTCGCTGGTGGGGGCACCCCGCTAACCAACAGTGTGCAGGTCTACATAACCGGCATGGCGGTTATGGGCGACATTAATTTGACCAACGTCAGCGAGTTTTCGCTATCCGGCGTGTGTGGCCGGATAGCGACCATGACCAACGCCACCAGAGGCTATGTGGGCGCACGGTGTCCAGTGATCGGCTCTTTCGGACAGGGTGTGTCTTTTCTTGGGGGCGGTCTGTGATGACAAGAAGACTGCTCGCGGGCCGGTGTGCCTTCACTAACAAGTGATACAAGGATATTAGTATGGTAGATGATTTTCAAACATGGTTAAATTGGGGCGGTGGGGTGGCCCTCTCGTCTCTAGGATGGTTTGCTAGACAATTGTGGGACGCTGTGAAACAACTTAAAGATGATTTAGAAGACATGCGACTGGACATTGCTAAAAACTATGTTCCAAAAGAAGATTATAAAGAAACTATCAAGGAAATTAAAGAAATGTTTAAACACATTTCTGATAAACTTGAAGCAAAAGCTGATAAGGAACGATAATGGCTACTTCTGGAACAACTGTTTTGTCTATTACACGAGATGAACTCATTACCCAAGCTCTGAGGAAACTCACTGTACTGAGTGACGGCCAAAGTGCGTCGGCATCACAGCTTGCTTCCGCAGCAGCTACGCTGAATAATCTCATCTCTACTTATCAAACTTTGGGCATGTTTCTTTGGAAACGTGTTGAACGTACTATTCCCTTTGTTGCTGGGCAGAAGGAGTATGTTTTAGGTATTGGTGAAGCTATTAATACAGCATATCCTCTAAAGGTACTACAAGCGATTGTTAGTTATTCTGGTGGAACTCAGGTAGATATGGAGATAATCGCCCACCATAACTATAACTTACTGCCCACTGCTGCTACCGGTATTCCTATTAAAGGAACATACCAACCGCAGAATGACGTAGGTATTTTTACTGTTTGGCCTATTCCAGATGCTTCTGCTGCGGCGAATAATGAATTAATCCTCACCTATCAAAAGCCCTTTGATATTTTTACATCTGGTACAGACACTGCTGATTTTCCTCGTGAATGGTATAATGCTCTGATTTATGGCCTTGCTGATTTGTTATCCGATGAATTTGGTTTACCTTTAGACGATCGTCGACACGTAGAAAAGAAAGCAGAGAAGATGGTGGCTGCAGCCGTTAGTGCTGGGACAGAAGAGACCTCAACCTTTTTCTATCCCGATAGGAGGGAATAATGGCCTTTTCAAAAGCCCCTTCTCAAGACACCTATCAAAGCCAGGAACTCAAACTCATTGAAGCTTTTGCTGCTCGTACAAATTCTCTTGAGAAAGACCCAATTCTTGTCAATGGTTTCTATGAACTAATTAGTAATAAATCCACAAAAGATGAGTCTTATCGAGCCGTTAAACGTGATGGGTGTGCTGCTTTCTCATATGTACCAGAATCTGCAAATATCCGTGGTATGTATTTTTGGGAAGATCAGAATAAATTGTATGTAGCCTATGACACTTATGTGGATGTAGTAACTGCTACTACTGGCACAAGGACGGCACATCTCAACCTTTTTGCTGCTGGAACAGGTCCAGTTGCTTTCACTGAGTTTTACTATGATAATGGTAGTACAAAAATTGTGGTGGGGGACGGTGCAAAGCTCTTTACTATAGACAGCTCCGATGTTTCTGTCCAAAGCACTGATCCTGATTTACCTTCGTCATTCATACCTTCTCTGGTTTTCTTAGATGGTTACTTGTTCCTCATTAAATCTGGAACCTCTGATATTTACAACAGCACCCTAAACGATCCTTTGGCATGGGTGTCTGGTGACTTCATCACGGCAGAAATGATTCCTGACACTCTTTTAGGTATCTCTAGACTCAACAACTATCTCATTGCGTTTGGCAGTGCATCTGTTGAATATTTCTTTGATGCTGGTAATGCTTCTGGAAGTCCCTTACAACGTAACGACACTCCTGTGAAACATATTGGGTTTTTGGGAGGTTATGCCACACACGGAAACAAAGTGTTCTTCGTGGGACAGTATGCTAACACTACTCCAATGCTCTTTGTACTAGAAGACTTCAAAGTAGATGAAGTAAACTTGCCCCAACTCCGCAGATTTATGGATCAAGATATTACCTATTCTGCTGCCATTGTTACTAATGGGGGGCATGATTTTTATGTAGTCTCTTTTGGAGAAGAATCTTTTGCTTTAGATTTAGATACCAAGCTTTGGGCTATTTGGAAATTCCAAACAGAGGATAATTTTCCTATTACCTATTCTGCTTTAGTAAAAAATACTGGCTCCTACTCATCTGTTGTGGCGGTATCTGGTAAAGCCAACTTATACCAATTTTCTACCAGTGTGTATCAAGATGCTGCTACAAACTTTAATTTTGAGGGTGTCCTATCTAAAAATTATTTTAATACCCATAGACAAAAGTTTATGAGTAGACTGTTTGTATTAGCGGACAAGGTGGACACTTCCTTGAACATTAGTTATACTGATGATGATTATGAAAACTATTCTACAGAACGCAGCGTGTCTTTAAACACTACACGACCTGTGTTACATCAGTTGGGTTCTTTTTATTCTCGTGCTTTTAAATTTAGACAAACTGACAATAAACCATGTCGATTGTTTTTCTTTGAGGTGGATTTTAATATTGGAGGTAGATGATGGCTGTTATTCTTCCACCAACTCCTATAGGGGTTCCTCCGGGACACTCTTTCTGGAACGATTGGTATGAAAAACTCCGAACTGTTGTAAACACAGGAGCCATTAGTGTTATCTGGAGTAACATCAACTTTGCAGGAAGCAACATTACTTCTATTGCAAATAGAGCTCATAATAATTTACAAAGTATACAAGGAGGTACCACGGGGGAATATTACCATCTAACTGCCGCACAACATGCGTCTTTAGGAGTAGGTAATCACAATAGTTTAAACTCTATTCAAGGTGGTTCTGCTTCGGAACGTTATCATTTAACACAAACACAGCATAGTCGGGCAACCACCGTGTTATCTTTAGCAAGTGATCCCACTACATCAGATATTTCGGCCTCTCAGTGGGCTATTTATAAAAATACGTCTTCTGGGAACGTTCGTCTTTGGGTAAATGACGGGGGTGTTATGAAGTCTGTTTTACTTTCTTAAGGATTTAAAATGGCAGATTATAGTTTAGGTGGGGGTTTTAACTCCGGCTATGGTAGTGGTGGTTTGGGCCTAGGAGGCGGTTATGGCGGCACTGGCGGTAACAACAGTGGTCTAGGTTTAGGTGGGGGTAATAACAACTATGGAGGTGGTTGGGGAGGTGGTTATGGTCTAGCCGATGGGTATACAGGCTCTTCTGGTCTAGGCCTAAACACCTCTACTTCTGGTGGTGGTGGTTGGTGGGGACATCCTCAATTTAATCCAGACCATCCCGCGTGGGGGCCACGCACGACGGATGATTTCGGAGGAGGTGGTGGGACGCCATCCACATATTCTGCGCCAACAGACTATTCCTATTCTGCCCCAATGCCTTCTAGAATAGGGTTTAAAGCTCCTGCTACAGACACTGCTCCCGCTGGCCCTCCCGCATGGTCGGGAAAGATTGGTTTGCAAATGCCTTCTGGTAAAACTGGATATGGTCTGACAGGAGAAGACGATCCAAATCCCGGGTTTTGGGGTTCTGATCTTGGCCGTATGCTCCGTAAGGCTGGTCTTTTTGCTTTACAGGTTCATCCAGCTACTCGCGGTGCAATGGCTCTTTATGGGGCGTTAAACGGTTTGACTGATGGTAAAGTGGGCCAAACCTTAGGGGGTATTGTGGGACAAGCCACTAACAAGCCCCTGTTGGGTAACGCACTAGGAATTGGTCTTGATGCTGCTTCTGGTAAACCGGTTGGACAGCGTACTGGTTCTATGCTTGGTAGTATTTTTGGTGGTGTCGCTGGTGGTCCTATGGGGGCCATGCTGGGACGAGAGGCTGGTAGTTATATTGGACAAGGGTATGATGAGGGTAAAACCACCCCCTCTGGTCCCACTCCCAGTCAGCGTGCTGGGTCAGAGGGCCGGGGCTACGACAGTTCCATGGCATCTCCAGAAGTACAACAAGCTTTAGATGCTGCCAGTAAAGCCAGTGATAAAGATAAAAATAATAAAACCGTTGATTCTATTATTGCAGGTCTTGGGGGTCTTTATGGTATCACTCGTGTGCGGGATGCTGAGAAAAGGGGTTTAGCTGATTTGCAGCGTCAGCAAAGCGAGCTTGAAGCAATGCTTGCTGCACAAGCTTCTAAAGCTCCCCAAGTTGCCATGCCACATGCTCCGGCGATGCGTTCTCCTGATATGGCAGGCGTTTCTCGAAAACTTGATGCAATGTTTGGAACTAAGAGTGAGTCTGCTCAAACACTACGTTCTCAATTGGAACGTGCTGATGCTGCTGCTGGTCGTCGTAGTCAATATGGCCCCCGTGAAGTGGAGCTACTGGCCCGTCTTGCCCAACTCCGTGCTCAAACCGAGCCTAATTACATGAATGCAGAAGTGGGAGCAGCTAATGCTGCTAACCAACATGCTTATAGTGTGTATGCTGCTCAAATGCAGGGAGCCAATGCTCAAGCACAGATGCGGCAACAAGAGCTTCAGCGAGCAATGGCTGCTCGTCAAGGTATGATGGGTAACCAGGCTTCTATCAACCAAGCTCGTTTAGCTGCGGAACAACGCCGTATGCAGCAACTCACTACATTGTATGGTATGGGTCGTGAGAGTGGTCTCTTCAATTACATTGGCGGAATGTTTGAATAAGGGGGTAATATGCCTATGAATTATGAAGACATGTTTGGGGGTGGTCCTATGGCTGCCCACTTCATGTTCCAAGATAGAGACCGAGAAATCGAGAAACATCAAAGCGCTATGGCGCAGCAGGCTGCTCAACTCCAAGCACAAGAGCTTGAGAATATGTTCTCACAACAGAACAACCCACTCCGCATTCAAAAAACTCAGAATGACTTAGACTATACTAATAAAACACAGCAATTTAAAATTGATGATGAATTGCGTGGATATGCTTCTAAAGCTAAACAAGAAGAGCTTGATGAAATGTATAGAGAAGGTCAGAGGATGTTGTTTGAAGGAGCTAAGCAAAATAATAAAGAGATGATGACAATGGGTGAACGTATTGTCATGGCTCATAAAGATTTTCTTAAGCTACGTGAACAGGGTCAGCAGAAGGTCGATTTACAGGGCGTTAAAGCAGAAGATGCCGTTGAGCTTGCTAAAGTCCGGGCCTCTTTGAAACCTCCTAAAGCTACTGGAGGTTCTGGTAGTGGTGGTGCTAAACCCCTGGGTATGGATAAACTAATTAGTTCCTATACACAACAAGCTTTGGAAGCAGAAGCAAAAGGGGACACTGGGACTGCTCAACAAATGTGGGCTCGTGCTCAGGCAGCGACAGAACTCTACTCGTCTCGTCGTCCTGATACCAACGCGGGTAAGCCTAGTATTGGTCCTTCTGGACAAATTACAACTGCTCCCCCTAGGGGAGCTCCTCAGCTTCCCAACACCTCTGGTGCACCGGCTGCTCAGAAACCTGCACAACCTTCTCTTGCAGATGTGCAGAAAATGTATCCAGGTGTTCCTGCTGACAAACTTAGGGAAGCCTACAAAAAGAAATTTGGAGTTGACTTACGATGAATGATCCACTCGGCCTCTTTGGCGAAGAACAAAACGACGACCCTTTGGGGCTGTTTGGAGATACTCCTAAAAAGCGTAAAGCCACTTGGGGAGAAAGCCTGAAACAAGGCTTTGGACAAATTGGAAACACGGCTGACTTAGCTTTGTCTACGTTAGCGGGCTCCGCAGCGGCCCTTTTTGGAGATGACAAAGAAGCATTAGACATTGAAGAACAACGTAAAGCTCGTAAAGCTGTTCGTGATACTTGGGGAGCCCCTCAAGAAGCAGAACAGAGTTTCATGCAGAAAGCAGTCAACGCCGTTAACCCACTGTCCTTGATTTCTTCTGGCTTGTCTCCTGCTGCTACGGTAGACACTGCCCGCCAAGCGGGAGAATCAAACACGTCTGCCCTTAAGGCCGGTATGGTAGATGCTGCTGGTAACGCTGTTGGCATGATTTTACCTGGCTTTAAGCAAGGTGCTACTCTTACCAGGGTTGCTACAGGTGCTGGTGCCAACGTGGCACAGGAGTATGCTACTCGTAAGGTTATTCAGGATATGCTGGAAACTGAACAAGGTAAAGCACAGTTTCAGCCCACAGCAGAAGACTTAGCTCTTGCTGGTTTAGCTGGTGGAACTATGGCTGGTCTTGCTGGAAAGCGTCCTGTTCAGAAGGGGAAACCCTCTCCAATTGATGCTATTAGAGCAGAAGCTCCTAAGCCCAGTGCTCCAATGCCTGATGTGCAGCCTGAGCAACTCCGTCTCTTTGACCAGTTTGAAGAACGTAGCCCAGTTTCCAAATATCAAACGGAAATGGCTCCGGATATGTGGCGGGTGGATGAGAATGGTATTCCCATTCGTGCAGACTTGTCTATGGAAGTACAGAACCTCCAACAACCCCTACAGCGCAATCTGTGGGGAGATGAACTTGAAGCCAACTTCCCCCGTGATCCTAACAAACCGTTGGACATGGAGACAGGGGATATTGAGGGTGTTGAGCGTTTCTCCGATCCTGTTCAATTCCGTAATGATCCAGAAGGACAGCTTCCTCTGACAGAAGCCATTGACATGATGCCAGAAGGTGTCAGGGCCCGTAACCCTGATGGGTCTTTTGCAGAGGGTACCACTCGTCAGAATGCTTTAGATTTACTACGTGGTGAACTAGAAGCGTCCCCTGAACTACAAGTAGCTAAGATGGACGCTGAGACTATGCAACGCACTATCTTAGACGCTACAGGAGATACTCCTAAAGGCTTTAACGCTAAGATGAAGAAGCAGAAGGGTGCTGTACTCATTGGAGGCAAAGAGGTTGTTGTTGAGCCCACTGAAACGGGTTTTGTTGCAAAACTTGGTGACAAGGTTGTTGGTTACCTCAACTCTAATATTACTCCTGAACAGCGGGCTATGCTGGGTGAAGATGCTTCTGTAGATATGGTGAAGGTAAGTCCTGAGTTTAAGGGTAAAGGTGTTGGTAACGCTTTATACGATGCTTGGTCCAAGGCCAATGAAGGTAATGTAATTCCTTCTGGTAAAACCTCTAAGGAAGCTTGGAATCTTTGGAAACGCTCTTTACCTCAAGGGGTAGATAGGTTTGTCCAACAAGAAGCCCAGCGTATCTTTGGCGGAGCTGATCCACAACAGGTTTTAGGTAACATTCCTGATCCTGAGGTTGCGCAACGAGTTCAAGCTCGTGTCGCTTTGATGAATAAGCAGGGCGGTGGTTTGAAGATTGGCTGGCCTAAAGAAACTTCTGACATGGAAGCTAGTTTACTTAAGAGCTCTGACGGTAGTTTCATTCCTGAAAATCCTGACACGTCTGTTGCTTTGGAAAAAGCTCGTGGTGAAACTGACGGAAAGCTCTGGACTTATGCTCAGAGTGGTGCTGTCAACGCTGCCATGAAAACCGGTTCCACTCTCATTAAAACTGTTGGTAACTTTGTTCAAGCAGCAGGCAAACGTGCTGATCTTGCTACTCGTAAATATGTTCTTCCTGCGGAACAGGCTCTTCGTAAGCTGTCTCATGAAGAACTCACTCAACTCGGGGACGTGTTCAAGGATGAAATGTTCCAAGACTATCGCTATGACGGAGAACTCTTGGCTAAACATCTGACGGTGAAGCAGCTTCAAGCCTACACCAAGATGCGTGATGTGTTTGATGCTACGCTGTCCGCACAGAATGAAGCTCGTGTGGCTAAGGGACAAAAACCCATTACGTCTAAGGAAGCTTATTTGTCTAGCCGTTGGCAAGGGGACTTCCGAGTTCCTGTTTACGATGCTGATGGTAAATTGGTTTGGTATTTGGCTGACACCACCCAGCGGGGTGTTGACAACCAACTCAAAGCTCTGTTAGCAAAAGAACCTACCCTGAAAGCTGGTAAACCACATGTGGTAAAATCGTTGAAGGGGGGTGCTGACATTCAATCTATGTATTCTACTATGCTAGACATCTTGGGTCGTGACGATCCTGCTGTTCAACGCATTAAGGAACTGGTTGAGATGGACGTGGGTGATGATGCTGCTAATATGCTTGCTCAAGAAAAACATTTCAAGAGCAAGAGTGGAGTTCGTGGCTTTGCTGGCGATCGTCCGGGTTTTAACAAAACTCGTGACACCATTAAGATGTTTGAACAGCAAGTGCAATATGCCAAGAACGCTTTTCAATGGTCTGAGATGCAGAAAAACGCCGACGATTTGAAGATGCTTTTGTCTGACGAAGAGTTGGCTAACAAACAACCGAACAACATGAAGTTTGCTCGGGAATATGTTAAGAATGCTCTTGGTCAAGGTGAAGGTAAACTTGCTAAAGCGTTTGATGACACGGTACGTGAGATGGGCTTGAGCCCCGCTGTGCTGGATAAAGCAGTTGGTGGTGTGAAGAGCTTCTTCATTACTCAAAAGCTCGCTGTATCGGCTGGCTATACTCTGGCTAACTTGGTTCAAACGACCAATATGGTGCCCTATTTAGCTAACCTAAGCTCGCAAGGCTATCATGCCAATGCTGCTAAAGCCATGGTTATTGGGTATACTGGGGCAATTCCTATGGCCGTTGCCCACTACATGCGTGCTGCGGGTGGCGGCGAATATCGCACATTCTTTGGTGAAATGCCAGACAAGTTTATGGAAGGCGCTCTTCGTTATGCAGAAGACAACGGGATTACCTCTCGTTCTATTTACGACGAAGCCCCTGTAGGAACTGGCTTTAATCCTTTGAAGAACCTTGAGCGTATGGCTGGTACAACTATCTCTGCTCCTGAAACTGTGGTGCGTAGTGCGGCTTTCCTCACCTACGCCTACTATTTGAAGGATAGTGGGAAGTTTAAAGACATGCAAGCTGTGTTTCAAAAAGCTGAAGACATGGTTAACATGTCTATGGTTGACTATAGAGCCACAGAGAAGCCTTTAATGTTCTCTAAAGGGGGAACCCTTGGTAACATTGCAAACACTCTCCAAACCTATCCTATGAGCTTCTACAACCAGTATAAATATATGCTGAATGAGGCTTTACAAGGTAGACCTGGTGGGTTGGCTACTATGATGGTGATGCAGGGAGCTATTGCTGGTGCTGCTGGTATGCCTTATTTTGAGGACCTCACTAATCTGTATAAGCTGATGCGGGACAACCTTTTGTCGGACGCTCAATGGGCTAAGGCAATGAAGCATCCATTCTTCTCTGATCCCAAGCTGTGGATGTTGGAAAATCTTGGAGAGAGTAGTGTCTATGGAGCCCTCTCCACGAAAACGGGGTTGGGTTTGACTAGCCGTGTTACTGCTCCTAGTTTGGAAGCAATGTCCCAGGCTCCGTTTGGGCCTGCCGTTGATTTGAGCAAACAGGTTATGAATTTGGGTAAAGCCGCTCTTGATCCTACTAATACAAGTAAGGTTGGACAGGCTGCTATGGGCTCTATTCCCACCGGCCTACAAGGCTGGTTGGAAACTCAACCCTTCATGAAAGACATTACTTTTGTGGAGAACGAGGATGGCACCAAAACCTTTATGAAGACCTCTGACTTGGCTGATAGGAAAGGTGGATATACCCGCACAGAAGATGAAGTAAACATCCGTAAATGGGGTTTACGTAGTCAACAGGAAGTGCTTTCGAGGGATGTCAATTGGGCTGCACAACAGGCTAACATGACTACCAAAGAGAAGACTACAGGTCTTGTGGAGAAAATCTACGATGCTGCTCGTCAAGGTAATTCTGCTAAAGTGGAAGAACTACGTGCATTGTTGATAGACCTTACTGGTAAAGACATTTCGTCTGAGCAACTACAGAACCAGCTTCTGGAAGAGCAGATGGATGATGTGTCTCGTAATGTGCGGAATAGCAAATCTCCACAGCAAATGCTCAATACAGCACGTTCTCTTAAACTCTTGGAGGGTGAATGAACTTCGATGAAGCTTTTTACAGACTAATGGGACATGAGGGGGGTTATGTTAATCACCCCTCTGATCCCGGAGGTGAAACCATGTGGGGCATTACCCTACGTGTAGCAAGGGAAGCTGGTTATCGTGGTGAGATGAAAGATTTGTCGCAAGACACAGCTAAAATCATTGCCAAGAAGAAATATTGGGATGCTATACAAGCAGACTCTCTTCCTGCTGAAATCCGCTATCCAATGTTTGATGCTGCCTACAACAGTGGCCCCTTTCAGGCTATTAAGTGGCTCCAAAGAGCTTTAGAAGTAACGGATGATGGTGTGATGGGTCCACAAACGAAAAAAGCCCTAGAACGCGAAAACGCTCTAGGGCTTAAAATGAAAATTGTAGGTCAACGCCTGTTGTTCTTAACCAAGCTTCCTGGATGGGTAGCTTTTGGGAAAGGATGGAGTAGGCGACTAGCCGATTTATTGCAGACGTAAGAAAGCCCCGGAGGATTTTGGTCCTACCGGGGCTTCTTTTTACCTATACTTAATAAAACTAAAACGAACAATGAAAAGGTTTAGGACATAAGCCCATTCCCATTCTTCTTCTGGATCATCCTTATATGGATTGGTGATGTGTTCCAATCCGAAACAAATACCTGCAATCGGTTGTACCTCCATATTAACTCCCGCAGGTGCCTCCTCCTGTTAGAGAACACACATCCATAGGCATTTCGTCATAAACAGTGTCCTTGTGTTTGAGAGCTTCTGAGTAGGGCACTGCCGTTAGGGGCTGACCTCCTCGACTTCCATCTGGATAACATGTAAACCCGCGCAGACGCGGAGCGTATCTCGCAAGGATGCTGGCAAAGTTTCCAACGTCTGATAGCGAATTTCCTTTACTCCCCCAAGACGGTAAATTGATCGTGGAAGAGATTGACATGTCAACGTAATCTTGAATGTCTGCTTGGAATTTGATTCGTCGTTCATAATCATTACTTAGGTCGAGGGCCGATTCAATGGAATCAGGGTTAACTCCGTATCGTTGGATGAGAGTTTGAGCAGTTCCGTCCACAACATATTGATATTTCCACTTCGTTCCTTCAGTAAGGAAACGTCGTTTATAAGCAACTGCAAAGAGTGGCTCAATTCCTGTAGTAGTTCCGGCGAGGATTCCAATACTTCCGGTTGGAGCAATAGCCCGATATGCAACTGGTCTACTGATGAAGAGATGGTCGCAATGCTCATTTGCGCTTGTCTCACTAATATTTCGATAGGCTTCAAGCCATTTGTGCAACTCATCTGTTACTTCGTATTTATAACTTCGTTGGAGGAGCCACTCATGGATACCCATGAGGCCCAGGCCAAGCCGTCGATTCTTTTCCCTGACTTTGTATACCTTTTCGTAGGGAAGGTCTGCGCGCAACGTGCCACATACAAGAAACTTTGATGCGAGTTGTACGACGGACTTGAACTCTTCCAAACTTCCAATATTGCCAAGATTAATTGAACCAAGATTGCATACGTCACTATCATCTTCAGACGTAACTTCTGTACAAGCATTCCTAAGTGTTTCTTTCTGTTTATCACCAAAGTTGAAGCTAAAGCCTGGTTCACCAGTCTCCATAGCTTGTCGAACATTCTGCAAGAAGACTGGGTTATTTTCTAGTCCACCCATTAGAGCAGCATCGTCGTAGTTTACAGAGATGTTGGTCATGTCTAGAGGCGCATGGTGGTTAAAGTCTCTTTCTTTACCTGCCCGGATGTCATCGGACCAATTCTTTGCTGTAAGAAACAGAGGGATGTCTTCATGTTGCCAATTAAGCGAAGCATAGATAGCACTGCGTCTTGATCCGCCTTGCATAACGTTCCGCCCGATTTCATTAATGGCATACATGAGAGGAATAGGTCCTGATGCAGTTCCCCCAGTTCGTGAGAGAGCTTTACCAGCCGGTCTAAGGCGGGAGTAATCAATACCAATACCACCCCCAGTCATAAGACAAGACATTGCTCGCCATGTTACATTGCTCCATTCTTCTCGTGTATCTTCTTCTGCTCGAAGAAGGTAACAGTTGTTGTACGCTTTGTAAGGCCGTCCTGCATAATAAAGATAGCGACCTCCGGGAAGAAACTTAAAGTCTTTGATGTACTGAGCAAGTTGTTTTCTGTCATTGTCTGACATGAGTTTGTGCGTAGTGCCCTCACGAGTACCGCACACGTCTTCGACCAACCGCTCTGCAAGCTTACCCCAGGTGTCTGCAGGACCTTGTGCATATTTGTAACGAAAAATATTTTCACCAAATTGTGTACGAAATTCAGATTTTTCCAATTTTTACCTCTGGCTTATTGCTTCCTGTAAATTGTTCTTGTTGTTGAAGCTTCTTGTCAGCCTCAAGGCGACAAATTTCGCATTGACCTTTCCGCATCCACATCCTGTGCATGGGACATTTCCCCGGATGTGGCTTCCCCCGTTCCATAAAATCTTTTGATTTCTGATTCAGCTTCTTTCTCCTCAATGATTCGAGTTAGAAATTTCTTTTTGTAGCCAAGCTCATCGGCAGGCAGCCACGAGTTCTTCTTTGTAGTCTTCAATTTCTTCCTCAAACTTATCAATAATATCATGCAGGTCCAAACCAAGAATATCTAGAAACTCCAGAACATCTAGTTTGGCTGTAATTAGGTGTTTCAAGTCATCATTCATGAGTGTTAGCGCAAATCGCCACTCCCCTGTAGTTTACCGCGCTCTGCTCGATCAGACAACTTCACAATGTTTACTTCTGCTACATCTGTCAGAGAATAACCAAGTTCGTTGGCGGAAGCTGTAAGGTACCATAAGACATCCCCCAGTTCTTTCAAGGCAAGGGGTTTGTCGAGCTTCCCATCTCGGATGAGTTTTTTGACTTTTTCTGAATACTCTCCAGATTCTCCAATAAGACCGAGGGCGCAATAAGAAAGAGCAAGGGTGTTTCCACTACCAGCTTCAGGATATAGAGCAAATTGCTGAGCCATTTTTTCATATTCGTAAAAAGATTTAATTTTCATTCTTTTTGTTTAGTTCGTTTTTCTACTTCTCTGGTCAGATACCAGATAGCTTTCTGCAAATCTTCCACACCATTTTTGTAATCAGCCCGCCAAATATATTTCATGGCGTTACCTAGTGTGAAAGTCATGTGCTCTGTAATTTGAATACACTCCACACCAGAAGGATGGGACTTATAATGCGATGGATGATTCACAGGATCGGCTTGTGGGGCGGCGGCTTCTTTATAATCTTTAATGTCTTGTTCGTTAATCAAAATGTTTCTCCAAAACTTTCTCAATGAGTTTTTCTACTCCTTCACTGCGATAATGTCCTTGGACAGATTTTTCCCATTTATCTTCTTCATTCTTTTTGAAGAGATAGTTACCCATAGAATAGTTACCCGTTCCGTCATTGGCTACAAAGAAAGAAGAAATAGTTTTACTTTCCTCTTTGTTTCCATACGGCCATAAATCAATAGTTACTTTAAGCATTTTCAGGAGCAGTTAAAACTGCGTCGTGTTTGTTACGCATATACATTTCACCAAAAGTTTCCACAGCTTTGTGGACCCACCAAGCACGTAAACTACTCATACCGTCTTCCTTAACGATGAGTTTGAGGAGGTAGTCAGCCAACTTTCGTTGTTCCATAGAAAGAACACCAAGACGAATAAGCTGATATAAAGCATCATGAACCAAACTACCACGAAGGAAGTTGATGGTGTGAATGGCCGGACCAGAAGGACCGTCCCACGCATAACCTCGGTTGATGGTTAAAAACCCATCTTCATCCAACCATACAAAGTCATTACCACCGCCTTTTTCTGGAGTAATGCCTGTGATTAGATGAAAAGATTCTTCTAGTTGATATTCATATCCTTTTTTGTAATAGATTTTATTCATTAAAATCTCTTTTATTCATATCGTTTATTAATGTACTTCAAGCTAACAGGCATTACATCAAACTCACCGTCATTAACATCATGCAGCATCAAGAAACCTCGCCAATGCTTATTACCTTGTGACGACATATAATCTTCGTTATGTTCATAACAAGAACCTGCAATGATGGAGGTTAGCTGTGTACCATCTGCTTTGTAGGCAGAATGGATTTGTAAGCCTTGTTGGTGACCTTGAATACAGCTTTGATGTTTTTTACTCAAACAGGCAGATGCGGTAGTTACCGGCCTACCCATAACACCAGTGGTAAAATAATGACTGTAAGCAATACCGTCAAGGACAACCACATCCAAAAACGGATATACCACCCAGCCATACTGCGAGTAGCCAAGATCGTCAATAGAAAGGACACCATCGAGCTGTGGAGAATCGTTAACAGCACGGTTGATTCTGTGTTCATGATTTCCAAGTGTTAAATGAAGCTCTGGTTTATACTGCTTTTCTTTGTTACGTTTAGCACGCTCGTTGAAGGCCTGTAGAGGCGCTAGGAGAGCTTGCATAGCCTCATGGGAGGCCTGTACATCTGCTACATACCTACGGCCCTCAAAATTCTTCTTACCAATGTCGTAGGATGACAGGGACGGCATATCTGCAAAGTCACCCAGACAGATAATTTTGTCTGGCCTCTTTTCTACAGCATACTGCCCAATCTTGGTTAAATAGGAAAAGTCATGTCCCGGCTTCGCTTGTACATCTGGTAGGACTAAATGTTTCATTGCAACATATCCGGTACATCTGACACAACAGTTCCATCTTCGGTTTGAACAGTCGTTTCAAGTTCACCACGAAGATAGAGAGACACTAGACCAAGTTTGATGATGTAGTCTAGTTCTTCATCTGAAACCTCCCCTTTAAACACAATGGTGCCCATAGGGAGTTCAATTGTCTGG